GTTGGCACCGCCCAGGTCGGCACCGCGCAGGTCGGCATCGCCCAGGTCGGCATCGCGCAGGTCGGCATCGCCCAGGTCGGCATCGCGCAGGTCGGCACCGCCCAGGTCGGCATCGCGCAGGTCGGCATCGCCCAGGTCGGCATCGCGCAGGTCGGCATCGCCCAGGTCGGCATCGCGCAGGTCGGCACCGCCCAGGTCGGCATCGCGCAGGTTGGCATCGCCCAGGTCGGCATCGCGCAGGTTGGCATCGCTCGATACCGCCATCTCCACGGCTAGGCGCATATTCTTGGCGTCGCACTCAAAAATGACTTCCGCAGTAAACCTGTTTTTGATCTCAATTTTCACTGCTCACCTCCGTTGGGCAACGCGAGAAGCGACTGAATCCGTTCCTCGATCTGCTGCACCTTCATTTCCGATTCAGCGCGAATGGTCTGGATTTCCGTTCTCATGGATTCGATCACGTCTGAGGTGATGTCGCGGCGGTCAACCTTGATCGCCAGCGTTATGGGTTGGCCGATCTGGATGTATTCGCCCAGCAGGGCGGGGTGGGCCAGCAGGATGCCGTACCGGCTATGCACCTGCGGGATCACCGTGATAGCCACCGATTCCGGCAGGTTCCTGATGTCGAGTGTTTCGGTCATGTCGTTCCCCTCAATATTCTTCGATGTAAACGTACTGGCCGTGGCCGTACTTCGATGCCAGCTTGGCGGCGCGGGTCACTGCTTGGGTCTCTGACTCAAGACGATCCTCAAGGCAGTAAGTACCGTCCTCGGCTTCCAGCATTACCCGCCAGCGGATGGGGGCGTAGTTGGTTGCGTGGCTGTTCATGCCGCACGGTCGCCGCAAACAGGAATGTTCCATTCAGTCCCAAGAATCGCCGGCTTGCCATTTGCGCGGCGGGCGGCATTGCACATGCTCCGCACCTTGTTCTGTTGTCCGGTTGGCAGGCCCTTCTGGATCTCAAAGAGCGCGCCAGACAAATGAGCAACGAATTCGCGACCCTCATAATTGGCAGCACTTCTTATGGCGCTGGCGATCCGCTCAAGGGTTTGGGTTGGCGTGGCTTTCATGTCGTTCCCCTGTTCTTTGTGACTGTTGTTACTCGTCCAGATCGAACAGCGCCTGCAAAATCTTCTCGCCGATCTGTTTTGCGGTTACCCTGCCGTGCTCGGAGAAGCTCCGGTCGCTCAGGGAGTGGCTGACCAGCCGGATAATGGTTTCCATTTCCGTCTGAGTCAGGCTGATGTTTGCGATGCGTTCTTTTCCGTTCATGAGTACAACTGTACTTGATGCGGGCGAGCCAGTCAAGCACATTTGTACTTGTGCGATGAATTATTTATCGGGGCGGGAATTTCAGTAGGTTAGAGTCTTTCTTGGGGGAGTCTGCTGTGTACTCGGCTTCCCGCTCGGCCACATGGTCGATATATTTTCGGCCTTCTGGGCCAGCCTTGCGGTAGGAAGAGTAGAGTTTTTCCAGGGATTTGCTGGAAAGCAGTTCTTCCGGGAGGTCTGGCATGAGCAAATGCCATGAATTTAAACCAAAAGCAGCAGCCAGCTTATCCAGGGTGTCCAAAGTAGCCGATCCCTTTTGATTCAATATCTTGTTGATCCCTTTTTGGGAAACGTCAGAAATCCGCGCCAGGGCGGCCTCTGAGTACCCGCGCAGATCCATGAGGTGGCGCAGATTGGTGGCCAGGGTGGCTTTGGGGTGTGGTCGCTTGTTCATAAGAAAATCATATATCCACATTTAAGTACAGTGGTGCTTGTTTTTTAGGATTCGTTCAAGTACAGTTGTACTCATGAACGAAAAAGACCTCTACGAAGAAACGCTGCGGCTTCTGGATTCATCCGGCAAGTCTCTACGCATCATTGCCGAAGGCTCAGGGGTTAACTACCACTGGCTTGGGAAATTCAAGCAGCGGAAGTTCGACAACCCCGGCGTCAAAACCATTCAGCAGTTGCACCGTTATCTCCTGTCGCTAGGCGTTGCGGCATGACTGCCTGCAAGCGATGCGGTAATGAGATTCAACCCTGCGGCTGGAACGCTAGGGTATGCAGCCCCTGCAAGCGCTCCTATGAATCTGCGTATGGGCAGCGGTACAGAAAATCCAAGCCTCTCGCAGTCGCAGCGCATGACAAGGTCGCTAATGCGGTCCTGAAAGGGGGGCTTCCGAGACTCGATGGCACGATCCCCTGTGATGACTGCGGCAAACCGGCTACGCAATACGATCATCGTGATTACTCCAAACAGTTAGATGTGGCACCTGTATGTGCTAGCTGTAACAGGCTGCGTGGACCTGGCCTGAACGCGGCATAACCACCCGGCAGGCTTCGGCCTGCCTTTTTGTTGCAAAAAAATTTACGCCGTAATCGACCGTCAATACCACGCAACATCAACCAACCGTTCGCAAGGAGAAGCAAAAATGCAGCGACAAATGCCCCTCCCCGGCGAAGCAAGGAAGCCCGAACTTGTACCCGCAGAACTGCTCTCCTGCTGTCGCCACCGCCTCGACGCCATACGCCTGTGTATGCAGCTGTCGAGCCTGACCCATGCCTATATCGCCGAAACCTTGGCGATAGACCCCGGCCACCTCTCGCGGATCTTGAGCGGGCAGGCCCATTTCCCCGACACCAAATCGGTCCAGCTCATGGAGCTGTGCGGGAATTTAGCGCCCGTGCAGTTCGAAATGATGGCGATGGGCATTGTCGGGGACGCCCCTTTACCTAAGCGCCGCAACACTGATTTCGGTGGTCGGCGTCAGCCCATGCAGGAAGAGAGGAGGGTCTCATGCGGCTAACAGGCCAAAGATCCCTATGCCGCTCCTGCGGTCTCCTGTTCCGCTCTACGGCGGCTTTTGACAAACACCGCACTGGGAGCCTCGCAAAGGGCGAGCGTCGCTGTTTGACTGAAACGGAGATGCTAGCCAAGGGGATGGCGATCAACTATCAGGGCCTTTGGGTATCGGCCCTCATGAAACCGGAGGAAGCATGAACCAAGTCCAGAAAGGCAACACCTACATAACAGGAGATGCGAAATGAGTACAACCGTGCTTGATGCTTTGTATAACGCGCAGATTAACTTCGAAACCATTGGGAAAATGGGCGCAGGAAACAATCCCATTTTTATGATTGCAATGGAGCAGATGAACAATGCCATTGCGGCGCTTGAGAGCGGCGTAGGGCCAGACAGCGTGATTCAGGAGCACATGCTAGGCGAGGTAATTACCGGGATTGAAGATTGAATTCAGTGACAAACGAAAAGGGGCGGGAAATGAACCAAGTCCAGAAAGGCAACACCTACGAATCCACAGACGCCCGCAGGAAGGCGCGTATCCGCGTTTTGGAGCTGGGGGCTACATACGCCCTGTGCGAGACCAAAAAGCCGGGAGAACGGCGCTACAGCGGTTACACGAGGATTCAGCGATGCAGACTCAACAAGAAAAATCACTGGCGACTGACGAAGCGGGGATGAATCCCTGCCTCGAATACGAACGACTGAAAGCGGAGTGGGTCCGGAAGAATCCGGGTGCCTCTCCGGAAGAGTATCAGGCCGCCATGACGGCCATTGCCCGCAGGGTGGGGATTTGATGGAGATAACCTCAAAGTGAGTTTGCCCTGGTTCCGTATGTATGCCGAATTCGCGGGTGACCCCGTGATCCAGTCGCTCGCCTTCGAGGACCAGCGGCACTATGTCGTAATCCTGTGCCTCAAGTGTGATGGGGTGCTGGACCGCAAGATTTCCAAAGAGGCCAGAAACAGGATTATCAACCGGGCGCTGGGGCTGGATTCTGTCGCGGCGGGGGAGGTGAAACGTCGTCTGATTGAAACGCGGCTTGTAACGGAAACATGGCAACCAACCGGCTGGAATAATCGCCAGTATCAAAGCGACAAATCAACCGAAAGAGTGCGTAAGCATAGGAAAAATAAGGATCAAGGAAACGTTACAGAAACGCCAAAGGAACGTTCCGGAAACGCCCCAGATACAGATACAGATACAGATACAGAAAAGAGAAAAGAAAAGGGGTTTTCACCCCCCTCTGTTGCGGAGGTTGCCGCCTACTGCGATGAGCGGAAGAACGGCATAAATCCGGCCTTGTTTGTTGACCACTACCAGACTAATGGCTGGATGCGCGGCAAGAGCAAGGTCAAAGACTGGCGAGCTTGTGTCAGGACTTGGGAGAAAGACACCAAGCCCGCAGATAAAGCATTCGACCCGAGGGACTACGTGTGATCGAGAAAATCCTAGACCGCCTTCAAGGCGTTAAGCGCATTGGCAAGCGTTGGGTGGCCCGATGCCCTGCCCATGACGACAAAGACCCGTCCCTGTCGCTCAGGGAAGCCGACGATGGCCGGGTACTGCTGCACTGCTTCGCCGGGTGCCCAGCGTATGACGTGGTAACGGCGGTCGGGCTGGAGTTGTCCGACCTGTTCCCCGAGAAACTGGAGGGCTACCGCTCCAAGGCGCTGGATGATGCGCTACAGCACGAGCGCACCGTCCTGCTGCTGGTGAAGTCGGCCAAGGATTCCGGGAAGCAGTTGGACCCTCACGAACTGAACCGGGCAGAGCTGGCCCTGCACCGGCTGAGGGTCTGCCAATGATCCCGGTACGCCAGTTGGAGGAACGGGAAAAGCGCCTGTTCGCGGAAATCGACAAGATGTTTATCCCGTCCACCGAGATTGACGGCTTCGAGGAAACCCAGTTCGCCGACCAGATCAAACCGTCCGGGTACTGGCGGGATGATCTTGTGCGGATGCTGGAGGCCCCCCAATCGGCACGAGGCACAAGGCTGCCGTGGGACGATGAGGGGCGGTTTCGCGTACGGCCTGCCGAGCTGACCATCTGGTCGGGGTACAACGGCCACGGCAAGTCTCTGGTACTCACACAGGTCATCTTGTCGGCCATGAAGCAGGGCGAGAAGGCGGCCATTGCCTCGCTGGAACTGAACCCGGTCCAGACGTTACGGCGCATGGTCTGCCAGGCGTCCTGTTTGGAGTGGGACGAAATCACGACCAGCGCCATTGATGATTTTTTCGATTCCACCACGGACTTTCTCAGCCTGTATTCCGAGGTTGGCGATATTGAGCCGCACCGGGTCATTGCTATGTGCCGCTACTGTGCTTCGCATGGGATTGGGCATGTGGTGATTGATTCGCTGATGAAGTGCGGGACGGTGGAGGGCGAGTATTCGCAGGAAAAGAAACTGGTCAACAGCTTGCAGAATATCGCCAAGAACACCGGCATACACATTCACTTGGTTGCCCATGCGAAGAAGGGCAAGGATGAATTTGACATGCCGGGCAAGTTCGACGTTGCAGGGTCCACGATGATTACCAATATCGCCGATAACGTGATGACGGTATCCCGCAACAAGCGCAAAGAAATCGAAATCATGAAAGGGTCGGAAGGATGGGAAGAGAAACCGGACGCGTACCTTCAATGCTCCAAGCAGAGGCACGGAGATTGGGAAGGCATCATTCCGCTATGGTTCCACCAGAGCGGGCAGTTCTCTGGAAGGCGGGGATGGAAAATGCAGATGTTGTAGTGCTGAGTCATTGGAGAAAGAGAAATGGTAATTGATATGGAGTATGCAAGATTTTCGTCCTCTTCCGTGAAGAGGATAAAGCTATTCATTGACCAGTTAGAAACAACTGGCGGGAGCTTCGCTGTTGATGGGGATGAATGGTGGGAAGTGATAGACCACATGGTGTTCGGTGAAGAAATCCCCTGCTATGAAATCGTAAACACGAACAAACGCGATTACATGCATCAGACGCAATTGGAGACGCTTAGAGATGAGCTTAGAAAGTTCCAGCAGTTTGGGCTCATGCCATACGAAGCGTGAAAAGCGTGGACAAAAGAGGCGATGAGTATCCAGTCGTAGGCAAGGACGACAGACGGGTTATTTGGCAGCATATTGTCAAATATAACCCTGACATCGCCGCATTGCTGATTGAGATACGGGAAGTATTTGAGACTAACGGACTTGACTCCTACGAGGTGCGAAATGATCGGACTGAGTGACTTACTAATCAACCACCAGGGCCACCAGTTTCTGCGGGAGCAGGACGAACGCGCCAGACGGTCGGCCTACCAGGCGAACCTCACGGACGAACAGGCGCGGCCGATACGCAAGGACTACGACAACCGCGCACAGCTCGGCATGACGCTGGAGGATTTGGGCAGGAAGTACGGCAAGAAGGCGCAGGCGATAGGTCGCATTGGTCGCCGTGCTTCGTATCAGTGGGTGGACTGAGGAGGGTTTATGGAACCGTTAAACATGCTGGAAATTGTTTTTATCTCGCTGGGCCTGATCGCAATCGTGTTCGGCTCGCTGATTGGACTGGGTGCGCTGATGGGGCGCATGAACGAAGAGGACGAGCACGGGAGGGGGTTGTGAGCAACGCAACCGATCTAATCCGCAGCCAGAAAGAGAAGAAGTTACCCAGCCAGCTGCTAGAGGAAAGCGCCGGTCCATTTGACGAAGCCTGCATGTTGGTTCGGCAGATGGAATTTGTTGTTTCAGACCTGCTCCTCGAAAATGATCGGCAGAAGCGGGAGAACAAGCGACTTCGTGAGCGTGTGGCTGAGCTAGAAAATGGCTTTTTGAATCCTGATCGCGCTGATTTCATGCGAAGCTTGATCGAAGGCATCAGAAAGCAAATAGAAGCCGACCCGGCCACGATAGCAGCCAAGAAAAAGTTTGGAGATGGCATCACCATAGGCACATGGATGGACGCAAAGCTGCTGTGCAATACGATAGAAGAAGATGTGCTTGGAGGGTCAGATGATTGACGACCCCCTAAACCGCCTGAAGGTAAAGCGCGGCTCCGAATTACCGTGGGCCAAGCTCACCGAGGACGATGTAAGGTTCTGCCGCGAGCTGCACGAACAGGGGCGCAGGCAGATCCGGCAGGCGCTTGAATACTGCACGGCCAAGGCGCTGGCGGAAAAGTTCGCGGTACACAAGCGGACCATGGAAAAGGTTTTGTCGGGGGAGAGTTGGGGGCATGTGGAATGAGGCGAGCGGCCAAGGTAGACGTTAATCAACCGGCCTTGGTTAAGGCTTTGCGCAAGATCCCCGGCGTGACAGTGGAGACAGGGCACGACGATATCATGGTCGGCTACAGGGGCAATACGTACTGGTTCGAGGTCAAGACCCCCGACACAGTAAGCCCCCGCACCGGGAAAGTAAGGCCGTCCGAGATCACCCCCAGCGAGCGGGACCGGGTGAATTACTGGCAGGGGCATTACTCGATTGTGTGGTCCCTGGATCAGATATTGGAGGAGATCGGGATATGACACTCCCGACATGGATGTACGGCAACCCGGAGGGCATTGTGATGGGTCTACAGCGCCGGGAGATCGGCTGCCATGCCTGCGAGTGGTCCAGGAGGGTAGAGGGCAAGTGGGGTTGTGCATGGGGCAAGAACGGGTATCCAGACCGGAGCCGTAACGATTGTCAGGAGTGGAAGCGCAAATGATCAAAGAGATTGACGAAATGCTAGAGGACTGGGGATTCTGGACCGCAGGCCACGTCTACGAGTCTGCCATAGGCTACCCCTCCAGCACGGTCGAGGGACGCGCTATAGACGGCCTGGTGGCGTCCGGTATGCCTGCCCACTCCATTTGCCCCGAGGTCGGTATGCCGCCCCGTATCGCCCGCATAGACCGTCTGCTGAGGCTGGCACCGAGGAAGATCTTGGCCACGGCCGAACAGCATTACGTCCAGAGGGATCGCAGGACAGGTACATGGTATTGGACCCGAGTGGAGCTGCTGCACATGTGGATGCATGGGGCGCATGCGGGGAGTAAAAAATAATTGATTTAGGTATTGACTACTGCTGAATACTGGTATAGACTGTATTCAAGGTGAGGGATTGGCCCGAACCGGGAATCAGGAGAAAAACAATGACCAATTTCATCGACACCGCAGCCTCCCGCGAAACCGATCAGAGCGTGATGGAGGCCATCCTGTATGTGGCAGATGGCGACGAGGCAGAGGCCGCACGTATCTGGCAGGACCCGACCGAGGCCGAATGGCTGGCAATTTGGGAGCGCGCAACGAAAAACGGCCTGATCGACGGGAACAGTCTCCAGTGGGGTGAGTCTGCGCTGGGCAATGAGTACCAGAGCGCCTAATCATACCGGCCATGTGCCACGGACGGCGCACAGGCTGAGCTCAGGGGTCAACGTGAAAAAAAACTGTGTGATATGTGGTGCAGAGTTTGACGCGAGAGGGGCCGACATCACCTGCGGCAAAAAATGCTCAGCAGTGCGGGCGTCGGAACGCGCTAGCAAATACCGGGAACGAAATCCAGAGTCATTCAAGGGGGTGCGGAGGCACAGCAGCGAAAAACTCCGGCATCGAATGGGCCTGCTCGGATTCAGGACTCGATCCTATTTTGTGCATGATGATGATGCCGGTATCGTCAGCGATTTTATAGCCAAACTCAGAGCGAAACGCATAGCGAGGAACGACCCATGAGAGGCGGCGAACGAACGGGGGCAGGCAGGCCCCCCATTGACCCACGACTGCGCAAAATCCCGGTGGCCTACAAACTACCTCAATGGCTGGTGGACTGGCTACGGGCGCAGGACGAGCCGCAATCGGTGCTGATCGAGGATGCGCTGTGTAGGCGGCATAAGCTCAAGGCCCCTAAAGAACCGCCTCACCCTTGACTTTTCAGGGGAAAAGAGGACAATTCCAAGTACCCTGAGAATTGCCAGCCCAAACGGCTGTAGGCTACTAAATAAAAAGACAAAAAGGGGAACACCATGCGATATCTGATTCTGATTGCGGCTCTGTTTTTCTCCACGGTTCAGGCGGAACCGCCCAAGATTTACAGCCAGGACGGGCAGTACCTGGGCACCCTGAGCAATAACCCCTATGATCGGGATTCTGTCAGCAACCCGTATGGGCGCTACGGTTCCCAATACAGCTCGGACTCGATCAACAACCCATACGGCAAGTACGGCTCCCAGTTCAGCAGCCAGAGCCCGAACAACCCATACGCCACTAGCCCGCCGGTTATCATCGGCCGCTAGCACAAGCCGCCTTCGGGCGGTTTTTTTTCACCCCCTTCCAGCCTTCCCCGGCTGGTTTCCATGCGCTGCTGACTGCTCGCCGCATGGTTTTTTATTCGCTATCGCCGCCCCACCTTCCCGGAGCCTGTAAGGGCTAAATCGGGCTAGAGGCTGGGGCGGCTCCTACTTACCGTAGATTCCGGGCACTGACCGCGATATAGCCCGGTATGGAGCGATATTTCCACCCGGTCAGGGTAGATAGCGCCACCCCCAGACGGGCGGCAAATGCCACTTTGGTGAGGCCGAGGGACTGGCGGATCTGTTCGAGTTCGGCCCAGGTCATGCGGGACCGCCATTGAATTCACTAACGGTCGCGTACTTGGCGAAGAACTGGCCGCCCGTTCTGCGGAACATGGCATAAACCGGCTGCCCGTCCCCGTTGTGGTGGTGTGCTTCCCCGACCAAGAACGCACCGCCACCCATAGCGGCAGGCGGTACGGCTTCGAGCATTTCGTAGTACATGGTTTCGGTGGTCGGCACCCATTCTGGGGATGCGTCCATAGCGGTCCAGAGTTCGGCCCATTCTAGTGGCTGGTTCATGTGTGTTCTCCTGTAGCGCCATCCTTGGCGGTGAGTGGTTTAGGCAGTCTTGCGGATACTCAAAACCGGGAGCTTTTGCAGGATGGGCTCCAGCATCCCAAGGTTCTGTTCGATGGTTGCGCCCTTGTTCATCCTGTTGGGGGTTGCCAGTATGTAATCAGGGTTTGCCGGCTGATCTTTGCAGATGATGAATCCGCCATCATGCTCAGGCGTGGAGGGCAGGTAATACAGGTAGAAGTCGGAGAAAGGATCGCGGCACTGTAACCCGAACCAGTGGGTAATTTCGTTCTTTACTGCGGTTTGTATATCGTTCCAGTTGTTCATGCCTTACCCCTTTATCTGTTATCCGGTATGTCTCTACCGTGTAAACAGGATAGTACGCAATGCGTATGCAGTCAAGGGGTAAAAGGGATTATTTTCAATCTTTTTTCATGGCCCCCAGTAGGCCATAATTACCACTAGCACAATCAAGCACTTAGTATGGAGTTCCGCGATGGCAGATGACACCAAATTGACCAGACGCCAGACGGCCCGGCACCGGCAGTCGATCCGGGTTGCCGCATTGATCAACCGGCTGCAAGACTGCGCCGATGGCAAGATCGACATGAGCACCGCACAGATCAAGGCGGCCACTGTCCTCCTGGGTAAGGCCATGCCCGACCTCCAGAGCATCGACAGCACCATGGAGTTCAAGGACCAGCCCCGGAATGAGCAGGAGATCCACGCCGAGCTTGAGACCGCCATGCAGGCATTGACGCCTCAAGACCAGGCCAAGTTGCAACAGCTCCTAGGGCAAGTGCCGCATGATGTACATTGAGCTATTCCAGGGGCTGGACAGGTGCAAACGGGTCATATTGGCCAGGCAAGACCCGAGGGACAGCGACTATAGCTCTACACTCAAGAGATGCGGGTTTAACCTCCAGGAGCCGATATACCTGTATCAAGAGCCAGATGGGACGTGTTATCAGGTAGCACAGGGATTACCGACTAATGATTGATACCTGCATATATCGTTATTGATGGCCGATGGTCTGTGCGAGTGGACAGCGACAAGGCGGCAGACACGGCAAGGGAAACGAGCGGGAAATGGTAGTCCCCCGCCCTCACCCATTCCCCCCGAAAAACACAGCACGCCAGCAGGCATGACTGGCCCGCAACTGTAAGATAATCAGACACCTACTGATAATGGGACGTTATGTTAAGCAGGATATGGCCCATTTCACGGTCAAGTATCCCGACACATGGCGCACCAACGGCCCCTCGCTAGCCTCTCTGTAACGCTCTCTCAGCCGTTCTAGGCAGTACCCGCTACCCTGGCATGGGTTGAGGGGTGATCGTGGCTTGTATGGTGGTATGCAGGGCGTAGAGGGGCGTGTGGAGGCCGGGTTGAAGGCTGGAGGACGGGCCGACCCCCCCCTTCTGCCGCGCGGCCTGGGGACTGTTCCCTTGCGAGAATTCTGCGATTCAAAACGTCTTGCCCCCCCAATTGACGCCACATTGACCGCTGGGTATAGTCACTCTGTCCGCAAGATAAGACAGAGAGGTGGAATATGGCTGATTTACTGGCACGAATAGGGTGGTCGCAGGCGCATTTCGCGAGTGTGGTGGGTGTGAGTCCTCGGACGGTATCGAGGTGGTGTACTGGGGAGGCCGATCCTGTGGCGATGAAGTATTTGGAGACGGTGGCGAGGTTCCTGGGGTGTTAGGCGATACCAGGTCGGTCGTCGAGGCGATGAAGCTGATTGCCACGGAGGGGATGGAGTCTCCGCTGAAAGCCAAGATGGTGCGTCGTCAGATTGACCGGGATGCCCGGAAGAATGGTTGGACGGACGCGATTATCCACACCATGGACCCGGAGTGGCAGTGGCGGGTGTGTTGTGCGCGATTGCAGATGGGGTTGTTGGATTGGGAGGGGTGGGAGTGGCGCAATGCGCGGGCGGGGCATGATCCGTTCCCGTTCCCGGTCTGGCGTGGGGAGAAGGTTGGGAAGCTGCTGATGTACGGTGAGCAGGGTGTGGGTGATGAGGTGATGTTCGCCCAGTGCTTTGACGATGTCCGTGAATGGGCGGATGAGGTGGTGATTGAGTGTGAGCCTCGGTTAGCGCCGATCTTCCGGCGTTCGTTCCCGTGGGCTGAGGTTCATGGGCGTAGTGACCTTCGGGACGGTTCCTGGATAAATCGGGCCGATGCGAAGGTGTTGATGGGGGATCTCTGCAAGTTATTTCGGCGGTCGGAAGAGTCTTTCCGGCCTGGGGCGTATTTGGTTCCGGACCCTGAGAAGGTCGAATACTGGCGGGAGACGTTGCCGGGCAGTGAGAAGTTTCCGGGGTATGTGGGGGTTTCCTGGAGAGGACGTCAGGGGGTGGTAGAGCCTTCGGAGCTGGATCTTCACGATGGTCGGCTGTTGGTGAATTTGCAGTATGACGGTGAAGCCTTTTGGACGCCGCCGATTGATCTTCGGGAAGACCTTGAGGATGTGTTTGCGATTTTATCGTTGTGCGAGGAAGTGATTACGGTCCCGAACACCTTGGCGCACATGGCCGGTGCCTTGGGGGTTCCGGGGCGGGTTTGGTTAGTTCCATCGGTCGAGGTGAACAATGCCTTGAACTGGCGATGGTTCCACATGGAGCGATGGCATCAGTCATTGACGGTGTATGATTTCAGACGAGTACCGAGCGGTAAACGAACAATGTCACGGGGACGGATCGTGGGGGACCACGGGCAGTCGGTTTGCCGAGACGGTCGTCGGGCTGGCTAAAGCCTACCAGTGTACGAACATTCTGGATTACGGGGCTGGGAAACAGACGATGGAGATGGGGATTCGCCGGATCAGTGATTTTCCGGTGTATTCCTATGATCCCTGTGTGAAGGCGATTTCCAATACGCCAAAACCTCGTGATTTCGTCACCTGTACCGATGTATTGGAGCACGTCGAGCCGGAATTTGTAGATGCGGTGCTGGATGATCTGCGTCGTGTCACGCGTAAAGCGGGGTTTTATGTGGTGAGTACGGTCCCTGCGATCAAGATCCTGCCGGATGGGCGCAACGCGCATTTGGTGGTAGAAGAACCCGAGTGGTGGCTGAAGAAGATCCTGGAGCGGTTCAAAGTGGATTCGTACCAGCGTAACCAGACTGAATTTGCCGTTATTGTTCGATGAGTATAGAGGCGGTACTCACCAAAATTCAGGAAATACAGGAATACCGCGACACCCACAAGCTTTTGTATTACAAGCCCTACGACTTCCAGAAGAACTACCATAACGCCATCGGATATAAGACCGAGCTGCCGGCCACCTTAAAGGGGCTGATGGCCGCCAATCAGATTGGGAAATCGACCTGTGGAGGTTTTGAGACGGCCCTTCACCTGACAGGACTTTATCCGGATTGGTGGGAGGGGGTGCGGTTTACCAAGCCCATCAACTGGGTTTGTGGGACTTCTACGAACGATACGACTAGAGACATCCTCCAGAAGGAGCTGCTGGGCGACCCCAAGGTGGAGGGGGATTTCGGGAAAGGCGCGATTCCAAAAGAGTTGATTGGCTCGGTGGTGAAAAAGCCCGGCGTCCCCAACGCGGTGGACTCGGTGATGGTCAAGCATGTTTCGGGTTGGTCCACCTGTAACTTTCGCGCCTATGAGCAGGGTCCGGCGAAGTGGATGGGCCACCGATACGATGGGGCCTGGCTGGATGAGGAACCGCCCCAGGAGATCCTTTCGCAGGTCCAACGAGCTGGATTGGCGAAGCAGGTCTTTATCCTGCTGGCGACCTTCACGCCGGAAAACGGTGTTACCCAGTTCGTGGATCAATTGATGAACGATCTTAAGCCGGGTCAGGCATTAATCCAGGCTAGTTGGGACGATGCTCCCCACATGACCCCGGAAATGCGGGAAGCTAATTTGGCCAAGTTCCCGGCCCACGAACGGGATATGCGTTCTAAAGGTATTCCGCTGATGGGGTCGGGTCTTGTGTTCCCGGTGTCGGAAGATCAATTGCGGGTCGATCCGTTCAACATCCCCCGTCATTGGGCGCGGATCTCGGGGATCGACTTTGGTTGGGACCACCCCTTTGGCTGTGTATGGGTAGCCCATGACCGGGATACCGATACCGTCTATGTGTATGACTGCTACAAGGAATCGAAGGTAGTCCCCCCGGTTCATGCTTCCGCCATTAAGAAGCGCGGGCAGTGGATTCCGATTGTATGGCCCCACGATGGCTATGTTCACGACAAAGGGTCCGGTGTTCCTTTGGCGCAGAGCTACCGAAAGGAGGGCTTGAATCTCCTGAAAGAGAAGTTTTCCAATCCGCCTGGCCCGGGTGCCAAGGAAGGATCGGGCGGCAATGGGGTTGAGGTCGGCATTTCCCACATGCTGACGATGATGGAGGAAGGGCGTTTTAAGGTCTTCTCCAATCTCAATCTCTGGTGGGAGGAATTTCGCATGTACCACCGCAAGGACGGGAAGATCGTGGCGCTGAAAGATGACTTAATGTCTTCCACTCGATATGCCGTCCAATCCTTGCGTTTTGCCCATACCGAGCCGGTTAAACGTATTCGAGCCGACGCACACCAAGGAATAACCAATTGGCAATAAAAACCCGCAAAATACTCAAGAAGGATCACGATGTCGTTCGTGAATACATCCTGAAGGAGTTAAAAGCCCGGAAAGCGTCGAAGTTCCGCACCCGAGCGGAGCGGATCTGGCGTACCGTGGACCGTCAGGTATCCATGGAACCCGTTACTCGAACTCGAAAGGATTCCAATGCGAAGGCGGACTGGCGTTCGGCCATCGAGCTTGGGGAGATTTCAAGGGCCTCTGAAATCCTGTCGGCTGAAATCCGCCGCCTTTCCTTCCCGCATAACCGGGCGTGGTTCGATGCCCATTGCGAGATGGAAGGGGAGATCGACGAAGAAGGCAATGTAGTTCAAGACGCCATACTGCAAAAGCGGGTGGACGGCTCTCTACGGGCATTGATGACCCAACAGCATCAAGACTTCGGCTTTAAGTCTCGTACTGACTTGTCGATCAAGGAAGCCCTTCACCACGGCTCCTATGTGGTGGAGGCCCGGTTTGAGTCATTGGTGAAGATCCATGACGGTACGGGAGTAAGTGAAATTTCCGCCCCGGTCTGGATTCCCCATTCCATGTGGAACTGTTATCCCGACCCGAATCCTTCGGTGATTGGGACCAATATGTTCTACAACGGCAGCATGATCATTGTGTCATACAAGCCGCTGCACGAGGTTCGGAAATTACGCTCGGATAATCCGGATTTTCCGTACTTCAACCTGAAGAAGATCAAGCGCAAGACCAACAAGAACCATGAAGAGGAAACCGAGGACGTTGAACTGATTACCTTCTTCGGGGATCTTGTGATTCCAAGAAATGACGGCGACATCCTGCTGCTGAACTACAAGGCGACCGTCGCGAACGATGAACTGGTTCATTTACGGCCCAATATCCTTCCGTTCCCGGAGATCATCTACAACGGCTATGAACGGCTGGATGTTCGCGATCCCTATTACGTCTCACCCCTGATCAAGATGGCCCCTACCCAACTATTGGCCTCCACCCTTGCCAATAAGTTCATTGACGGGATTGAGCTGAAAACCGAGCCTCCTGTCGGGTATGACGGGAACGACCCTGACTTTGTGATGAACGGTGGTCCTGACCTTTCACCGGGCGCGAAGTTCGCCACTAAGGGTGGATTGAACTTCAACGTGGTCGATGTTGGCGATCCTGGAGCGGCTTTGGCTGGCGCTCAGTTCATGATCGAGCAGATTCAGGCCGGAACGTCTGTTGACAAAATTCGGGCGGGGGTTGCGCCTGGCACGGAACGAACCGCGACCGAAGTGCTTAAGACTTCCCAAGGCTCGGAAATCCGTACCGTGGACTTTGTGGATAAGCACGAACAGCAAGGTCTACGTCCTTTCCTGTACATGCAGCATGAACTGAATAAGCGGTTCATGGAGCGGTATGCGTTCTTCAACCAAGAGGTTGGCTCGCCTGATTTTGAGCGGGTGAAGAAAGACGATCTTCCTGAGAACTGCCATTTTGAGGTCGTTGGGTCAAAAGGCATTTTGGGCGAGGAACAGCGCCAGCAGATGACCTCTGCTGCAACGGCATTCTGGATTCAGGTCGCACCTGAAAAACTGAATACCGATCAGCTGATCATCGAATCCTACCGCGATGCCGGGAACAAGAACCCCGAGCGATTCCTGAAACTGGATGGGGATGACGAGATCCAGCAGGTCATCCAGCAGGCCGAGCAGGCCATTCAAGAGGCGCAAGGTCAGATTCAGCAGCTACAGGACCAGCTCACCGAGTTCCAATTCCAGGATGAGGAACACTCCCTTGAGATGGAGCAGGAACGCCTGAAGCAAGAGCAGTTGTCCACTGACATCAACCAACTTCAATTTGTGATCGAATTCCTGAAACGGGAGAAAGCAAATGGCTAGTCCAGCCCCATTTTTACGAGAGATCCTTCAGCTTTGGAACGGGTCGAAGCCTGTGCCGTGGAAATGCGATGACAGCGGCGCGGCGGCGGTGAGCGTCAAAAACGCAGATTTCACACCCTCCAGCTACGACCACACATTGACGATGGACGATTCCGCACAGGTTGAGCCTCTTGCCACTGGCACCACCAAGGTCAAGGTCGGGAATCTCGGCGCTACTGGCGAGCCTATCCGGGTGGCATTCGGCGCGAGTGAACAGAATGCGGAGGATAATCTGACCGTCGACACTGGGGCCGCAACTACAGGCCACTATATCCCCGCGATTGCAGATGCAGGCTCCGAGGCGTTTCAGGTTCTTGGCGTCCCGGCTTTGGCAACGCATTTCGCCGTATGCAATGCAGTCGCGTCCGATACGCAGGTAGTGGTTGTGACGCAGGGGGTGTGATATGACCACCCTATACCTAGACTCAACGCTCGGAGCCGCAATAACGGATGGCGGCTATTCCATCGCCAACCGGGATAATTCCGGTAGCGATGGTAATGCTTACCTCACGCTTGCTGCCGCGTGGGCAGCATGCTCAAACGGAGACACAATCTATCTGCGTGAAGGTGGAGAAACGCTGTCCGCACAGCTTACGCTGGCAACAAAAACCGGCATTACAATCGCGCTGTACGAGCAGGAAACCTACACCATCACCCAGGGTGCCGACCTGAATGCGCTTGGTTTCTACTCCGACACTACGGTCGCCTTGGGCAATGGGATGCTGATAATTCGCGGCACCCCAGAGGCAATCGTCGGCACCAACCGTGTGGCTCTGTTCCTACAGACAGCCGGTTTCTCTGTCACTGCGCGATCAGGAAAGATTGTGTTGGACTGGCCAAAAGTGGCAATTCAGACCAATTCCCTGCAAACCTACGTCATTGCCAACCCAGTATTCGTTGGGTGCAATCCAACGACGCGATGCGGTCAGGACGGTACCACAATCACACTACGCAACCCGGTGTGTGTGGGCACCGCATTCAACCATGCGTTGGGCGATATTACGCTGAACGCCAACAACCTCACTCTTGTTGGTGCAAACCCGAGATTTCTGCAATTGGCACCAGCAACCACCACCATAAACAACATCCTCGCTGTTGGTTTGGGAGAACTGTCGGACGTCGCCATTCCGTATTATTCCTATGGAGGGACCGTCACGATCAACGGCGGGGTTGTCCATTCCGGCGTCAGGAATGATGACCGGACTCCTGGTGGGGCCGGCGCGGGTGGAGTGACTGAAACAGGGGTGGATGATTCCGCATTTGTGCGGTTCCAGTCGCAGTCGAACCACAAATGTTATGTGACGTTTTACGCGCTGGAGAGCAGCAGCGCAGATGCCTCGAACGGCAAGCTCGCAAAATTGAAGGCGGCGCTGGAAACCTATGGGCAAAAAGGTTCGTTTGCGCCGGACGACACACATCAACTGGATTCGGGTTACTCCGGCTACAACGTCGCTTTTCATGTAGGCGCCCAGGCGTGGGTGAATGCCGGTCACGAATTCTGCCTTGTCGGCTCAGGTGGCGACTCGTGGGCGATTGAACAGCCGTTCGTGATTACATATACAGGGGCACGAACGGACGTGAAACTGGTCATTTCCGCTGCGGGAACCGTGTGGGAAATCAAGGATGGCGAGACGGTTCTCGGCACCTTCGATTGTTCGTTGGGCGGTACGCATGAGCGCTTGGGTGTATATCAAGCCCTAAGCAATATTGATGGCGGCAACGTGCTGAGGGGGATAGAGCTGTTGACGGGGGGCGGCGACACCTTTGTTGTCACTGACAATGGCGGGGCTGGTGGGTTCGACGATGCCTGGGCTGGCATGATGGAGGACGGCACCTATGCGCTGGCATCTGGTTCACCTATTAACCCGATACCGTCCATCAATTTTGCCCGCCGCGCTCAGTTCGAGATTGACATTCCAAAAGCAGTTGTTTTTGGTGCGCTCGGCGTTACTCCAACAATTTATGCGAATACACCTGTCGGTGGGTACTCGGCAGACCTATCGAATTACGTGGAGGCCGATGGTTTCGCAGGATGTATCCAGTGGAATGGCCCGTCTGGCAATCCAATTTATAGCCTCGACCCATATTCGCTTGGCGTTGGACTCACGACGACGAGTTTCTATAACGGGATGGGCGGGGAGTCTGCGACCGAGAGCCAGATCAGGGCATACGCTCGACGCATTGCGTCCTACGGGTTTTCCAAAAGCGCCTACATACCGTTGCAGGTAATAGATACCAACAACGGCGGCACTATTACGCAGGAACAGTACGAATGGTTCATCTCCGAACTGCTGGCGTGCGGGGTGGAGATTGTCACGTTCGCACAGGCGGTTGATCTGATTGGAACGGCAGAACCTGTCGTCACCTACGATTACACGCTGGCCGACTGCGGTGCTGTTGGGCAGGGATATAAGTGGCGGACCGGCCCGCGCCCAGCGGGGGCGAGCGGTGAACCGTTCAGTGACATCGACACTGACCCAGGATCGTCCCAATCAACCCACGGTCCGTTCCACCCGACCAACCTGTGAAAGTAACCGACAACTGACCCGCGAAAGCGGGTTTTTTAATGGGTAAAAATGGACAAACGATTCCTCGAAGAACTGAAGGTTGACGCCAGATGGCAGCAGCTAATGCACGAAATCCGAAATCATCGTCCGTTGTGTCCTCAATGGAATCATGAGAACGACAACACAGACGAATGGAAGGCCCGTAGTAATCAACAGAAAGGATTTGATCTAGTCCTTACTCTATTAGGAGAGAACCATGACTGAAGACACTCAGGCGAGCCAGGAGCCGACTGAAGTAACCCTGGATGATGTGATTGAGGAATTTTCCGGTTCGTTTACTCCGGAAACACTCCGTCAAGAACCCATCCAGCAACAGCAGATTGTGGCCGAGATTGGCAACGTAGACCCATTGGACAATGACCAGTGGAATCGTTATCTCCAATCCCAGCAGCAGAATCAATCTGCACTGCAACGCCAGGTACAGGATCTGAATTCAAAGCTGACTGAATACCAGCAGCGTGAAGCTCAGAAGCTAGTTGAGGCGGACGTAAAGAAGGCTGTCGATTTGGTCAACGCGGACTTGAACGCAGACCCCATGTTGGTCGAGTTGTCTTTGGAGAAGTACGCACGGGAGAAGCCCGGTTTTGCCCGTATTTGGGAGAACCGGAACCAGAACCCGAAAGCGTATGAGAAAGCTCTGAAGGCGATTTCCAAAGACCTGCAAGGGAAATTCTCTGTGCGTCAAGACCCGCAATTGACCGAGAACCGGCGAGCCGTTCGATCTTCCCAACAAGCAATGGCGACCAAGAACCAACCCGACTATCAGAATTCCCTCGAAGAACGGCTGGCAACGGCTGACAACTTCGAGGCTGAGTGGGCGCGGATTCGAGGTAGCTAAGGAGATTTATCATGGCTACTGCACTTACCAATAATGTTACTGACATCGGCAGTCCCGTCAATTACCAGCTCATGCGTGGGCTGTTGTCGGCTGCCAAAAAGAAACTGCCCTTCTTCAACGGGACCGTAAGCGGTTCTCTCCAGAAGAATCAGGGCGCTCCTGCTGTCATCTGGCAGCGTGTAAACAACCTGGCTACGGCTACTACCGCCCTGTCTGAGCCTACCGGCAATACGGCCTGGCAGAATGGCCGTGCGCTGGTGATTCCGACCGTCTCCACGGTGGCTGTGACGCCTGCCAAGTACGGCAACGCGATCCAGCTCACCGAGGAAGTGGACCTGATCCAGATGAACGTCCGGGCCATGGGGTTGATGGATACCATGGGCGCGAATGCCGGTGAATCTCTGAATGAGCTGATGATGGCTCAGTACAAGAGCGCCACCAGTATTCGCTATGGTGGTGGTGTGGCGTCGGCGGGTGCGGTTATTACCGCAATCAGTTCCAACGACATCAAGAAGGCGGTCAATGGTCTGAATCGCAATTCCGCGATGAAGTTCACCCCCATTGGCACCGGCTCCACCAATGTCGGCACCACCCCGATTCGGGATTCCTACAATGGGATCTGCCACCCGGACGTGGAGGAAGATATTCGCGGCATTACGGGTTTCAATTCTGTTGAAACCTATGCCGGGTATACCCCCACCATGCCGGGCGAGTTTGGCACCCTGAACGGGGTTCGCTGGTGTTCGTCTGAACTCAGTGGCCTGATCACTGAAGATGATGCCGGGACCAGCTCCACCAACGGCCTGCGGTATACCACCACGGCGACGGCGGCGGACATCTACCATAGCTTCATCTATGGTCGTGAGGCCATCGGTAGCATTGGTCTTGGCGAGGAACATGCCAAGGAAATCTACCAGATGTATGACCGCGTACCCACGGTTGAACTGATCCACCACAAGCCAGGCACTGCTGGCCCTGCTGATCCATACAACGAGATGCAGACGCTCGCGTGGAAATCCTGGTTTGCCGGGAAGATCCTCAACCAGAACTGGGTGTACCACATCCAGTCGGGTGCTTCGGCGCTGTAACCCAACCGGGGGAGAGCTTCGGCTCTCCCCTTTTTTTGGAGTCACTATGGCACGTCCACGGAAATATCCGATTGAACAGCCCGATAATGTTGTCAATCACGTCGATAATGTTGTCAATTACGGCACCGATGCCGGTATCGAGGTATCTCTATTCCTTCCGGGGAAGGAGAAACATGAATTTGTTATTCGCATCCGCTCCATTGCGGGTGAATTGATGGGTTCGCAGAAAAACCCGGAAGTATTTGAAATGATTATCCGGGACATTGTACGGGCACGGTTCGGGAGCAAGGTGCAATGACATTCCTGGAGGCGGTCAATCTCATTCTGAGAACCAACACGTTCATTGCTGGGGACGATGATGATATTACGTCGTTTTCCGATACCCAGCACCGGGCTACGATGAACCTGGCGCAAATCGCCATCAAATCGACCCTGAACGAACTGGTATCCGACCGTCTTCTCCCGTATGAAGAGCTGGACGGGCACATTGTCACGGTAGCCAATACCCGTACCTACAGCATGCCGGACGACTTCGTGCGCTTTGTCGGCGAAAACCCCATCCTGTTGAAGCTGTCCGGGGTTGCAGGGAGCGATGCGGAATCGGTATTCATCACCGAATATCCTGGCGGGGAAGAGGCGATTCGTCGGCAAATCCTTAATTACCGGGAGCAGACCGGCACCCCACAGTGGTTCTACATGGTCAACGGCACTTCCAAGAAGCTGGGGTTTTACCCAGTCCCCGAGGAAGTCGCCACCTACCGATTCCCCTACCAGAAGGACGTGAGCGTTTCGATTGAATCGGACAGCCTCCCTTTCCACACCACACAGGAAGCCACGGCCTTTGTAGACATGGCCGCTCGTTACATGAAGTTCCTGATCGAGAAATTGCCGGTTGCCCAGTTGTATCAAGACCCTGTTTTCGTCACCTCCAAGTCTGCGCTCATGTCGCTGATCAAGCCCATTCGTCCGAAAGGCGCGTACGGTTTCCGATATGGCCACGATTAGGTTTTCGGGTGGGATCAATGAGAACGATGGGGCGGATATCGAAGAATGCCAGAGTGGGCAGAACTTCGAGCTTCAGTATCGTTCCACCGATTTCCGGCCAAGACCGCCGATGGACCTCAAGGGCACGTCCACCCTTGAAGGGGCTATTGCCGGGATTCTCCAGCTTATCAAGCGGGACGACACCGAAACCACGCTGATTTTCGATGATGATGCCGCTACGCCCACCCTTTACCTGTGGGATGGGGCAGACGATTTCACGTCCAAGCGCACAGCGAACCTCACCACCGGATCGAAGCTGCGGGACGTGTATTGGTCATTGGATGACATTATTGCCATTCATGACATCTCCCTGCTTACCCCATTATTGAAGTGGGACGGGACCGCTTGTGCAAGGCTCAAGACAAACCTGTTTGCAGGAAGCCCTGTGACCGTAGGAACGAATGTAACCAGTTCCGGCACTACGGCCACCGTGAATCACGGATCGGCTCACAACCGCTCTACGGGCGATCTGGTGGAAATGGCCGATGCTGTACAGACGGAATACAACGGTGAATACGAGATAACCGTTACCGGGGACAACACCTTTACCTACACGTTCGCCGGTTCCGCCACTTCTCCTGCCACGGGCACGATCACCTTTGACCGAGGACTGGATGTATTTGCCAAGTATGCCCTTGTGGCGCACGGCCGGTTGTGGCTGTTCAACATCAAGACCTACGATGGGTCCACCACGGACCTTTATCCTCACATGGTTCTGGTGGCTGCATTTGAAGACGTTGAGGACTTTGATATTGCCGCTAGGGGTACTGGACAAGACCCCACCAGCACCTTCACCAATGGCACCGAAGCATTCTACCTGCTGACCAAGGATTTGAAGCCCATTAACGGGGTGGAGGTCTTTAACTCGCAGATCCTGATTTCCACCAAGGAAGGCCGTCTGTACCGACTTACCGGAACGGATGCGGAAGATTTCAACTTCATTGATTACTACGCCGGTTCCTCTGCGGTAGGCACCGAGGCTATCGCCAACATCGGGAATGACGTTGTTTATGTTAAGTCCGGTGGGGTGGTGGAAACCCTACTGGCGACGGATTCCTCCGGAGATGTAAGCGCAGACGACGTTTCCCGATGGGTACCGAGCCTGTTCAAGAACGTCTCGGACGCCAAGATCATATACGACCAGACCAATCAGAAGGTGTATTTCTTCATTGGCACCAGCGTCATGGTGCTGTTCAAGAATCACTATTATGACCCACAGGGCCAGTTATCCCCATGGAGTCAGTACAAAACGGACGTAGCGACCAACGGGTTCACCACCAAAGCGGCTAGATATCTTCGCCGCCCTGGGGAGTCCTCATGGTCCGTCTACTGGGGCGATGATGCCGGAAATATCTACGACCTGGACGGGTCCGGGACCGGGGATAATGGAACGGATATTGTCACCATCCGCAAATCCCGAGTAGTGGAAGAACTGGATTTCATGGCCGACATTGTAGTGGGTCAGATTCAATACCGCCGACAAGGCGAGTGCGATATTGCCATCACCTTTGATTGGGGTGATGCGTATAACGAAACCACCTCCAACATCACCTTGAAAGGACCGCCGTCAGGAGACGTAGGCGCGTTCTTTGGTGGTGGGATTTACTTTGGCGGTGACGTGTACTTTAACCAGGGTTTTCAGTTTGCGGACAAGGTTTCTACCCGGAATTTCTCACCGACAGGCCGGGGAACGACCTTCACCATTCAGATGACCTTGAGTACAACGGTAAGGTTCAAAATTGACAAAATCGAAATATAAATACTGGAAATGCCCTTCTTGTGAGCGAAAGGTTCGTGCGGAAATATCCGACAAGCAACCGAAGGAATGGCGCGATCAGTTGTTTCGCGGTGGCAAGCCACACATCCGAGAAGCGGAGTTTTTCAACCCTGATGGGACTCCTGCCAAGGATATGGGCGTTCTGTGGGCGTCCTACCAAGCTGGAGACTTTGAAGGGCTGGAGACGGATAAAGAGCATTTCCCGGAGGCCATGGTTCGGTTGCTTTCCGGTTATACCGCAGCCTGGATGATCAATGACCGGAACGAGCGGTTCAAGGACAAATATGGCCCTGTAGGGGTCATGGTGGCGGCCTATAACGGCTGGGAGCTGGAACCCCACTGGAACCCTTTCCCATGGGCGACGGCCCGTAACAACTTACGTGCGGTGGTTTCATTCCTCCAGATGATGAAATACGACAAGCGGGTGGGGATCGTCAACGTCTACTCGCTCGACGAGCATAAAGAATTCTTCAAGCGGTTGAGCAAGTACGGAGTCCTGAAGTTTGCGGGTAGCGTCCCTGATGGCGACCACCGGGGCGACAGGCACATTTTCTACGCAAGAGGTAGAGCGCGATGAGTATATTCGGTTCCATCGTCGGAAACTCGAAATCGAGCGCCCCGGCAGTCCAGTATTTGCCGTTTGGGATGGCGGCGGATCAGATCGGGCTGAATCGGCGATTCTCCAGCCCGAACCTTTCTGTTCAGGGTGGGCAGTTCACCGGCACACAGGCATTCAACCCCGGCTTGATGGGCGCTCAGAACGACTTCCTTTCCCGAGCGGGAGGATTGCGTACCGATCTCAGGACGCTGAATAACGAGTTCACCGGCAACCAGAACGCCTTCATCAATGCCCGGGTAAACCCTCTGCGCCAGAACATTGCCACTCAGCGAGGCGGGATGCAGCGAGACTTTGGCCGCAGGGGGGTGATGGGGTCCATTGCCAACCGTGAAATGTCGGGCTTTGAGTTCGATGCCAACCGGGCGCTTGGTGATGCCACCTCGCTTGCTACGGCAGATTCATTGGCCGCACGGCAGAGCATCCTGTCCCAGGAGCAGCAGTTGGCGGAACGGGAGTTTGCCACCCGGTTCGGAGTGAATCAGGAGCAGTTCAGCCGGGAGCTTCAGGGGCTTGGACTGGGCATTGAAACCATCACCGGATTACTGAGCCTGGCGGGCAACCTTTCTGCCAATACTGCCAACGCCGCATTGAACAAGGGCCGTCTGGATGACGCCGCTTCTGCGGATCGCAGGCAGAACATCGGCAACATGATTAGTACAGGCTCGGACCTGTGGGACGCGGGGAAGAAAGCATACGATTTTTTTTCTGAAGGGAGTGCCGGCTCCCAGGGAACACTCGGCAATGGAAGCACGTTAAGAACGCTTGGGAAAGAAACCCTCGGCAAGACGGGTAGCTGGGCTGATCTTGGCACGGGACCGAACAAGATTCCTTCCGGTCAGTATTCGCCTGGATTTAACTCGCTTGCTGGTAGCGGCTGGGCGGCGGCTGGTCCGCAAGCCTCTGGCGCGATTACCTATGCAGCACCACAGGCAGGCGGTGGAGGTGTCGCCACGCAAATAGGGACTAACTGGGCGGCCACGGGGACAGGTGGAACAGCAGGAGCCACGGCAGGCACGGGCGCAGCAGCCCCCACCACAGGCGCGGGCGCGGCCGCCTCTGGCTTGTTAAAGGCTGCCGGTATCGGTGGCTTGATGATCGCGGGTATGTCTCTTATCTCTAACGCTAACGGAAGTGCTGCCGACAAGGCGAAAACACAAAAACTGTTTAGACAATTCGAGAGCAACCCGCAAGAAGGCTACAAGGCTCTGGACAACATTATTAGTGGAAAAATGTGGACAGGGGAGGACACGACAAATATCAAGTTTGCCCTGAATCCTTCCTTTGATGCCGGTGTGATTGATGCCGCATACCCAACCCTGCATTCTTCTCAAAGCAAGCTGGATTTGTGGAATATTGATCCTGCTACCGGCTACAAAAAAGGTCTGTCGCAGCAAGACATTCTCCATGAGAAGAACAAGAAATTCTACCCTGCCGATGCACAGGTATCCCCTACGGCTATCGCTCAAATGTATGGCCTGAATTCCACAAAAACCGCGCAGTACAAGAAATCGCTCGATGCGTACAACAAGGCAATGGGCAGCATTAAGTATGTTGGCGATGACACGGAAGATTCGGCGCATTGGATGGTCGCCACCGGAGAAGGTAATTGGCAAAGGTTGGAGTTGCGCCAGTTTGATGGCACTAATTTTTCCCAGTTCGACCTTAATGAAGGCTTTATCCCTCGCGCAGCGCAAAATGTCGTAAGTGAGTATTTGTCTGCCAAGAAGTCGCACGAGGGATTCATCAAAGCCAATATGACGGAAGGCCGCAAGAAACAATCCGCACAGAGCATGTACCAGAAGCTGCGTTCTGCTGGCTATCGGGGCGACCTTGGCAAGCTCGAATCCTACATTGGAGTTAAATAATGTTGAATAGCAGCGTACTACGCAAAGGCTTGCAGACGGTCGCGGCAGGGATGAGTCCACAGGTGGCGCAGAACATGGCCCAGGAGCGGTCGAATCAGGCCAGCTTCGAGCGCGACCTACAGAGCGGTATGCTGGAGCAGCAAATCGCCATGGCCCAGCAGATGCCGGATGACGACCCGCGCAAGATGCAGATTGTCAGCGGCATCATCCAGCAGTTAGAGCCTATCGCGCCCACCGTTGCCGAAGGGTTGAAGCGTAGCTTGCCGAGTATCGGCCCCAGCGTACCTACCGGATTTAACCCGCAAGGCCAGCCGCAGCTTGAAGGCCAGTTCGATACCGTTGCCCAGCGTGAGACGCAGGCCCCTGCGTTCGGTGCTTTTGGGGAATCCCAGAAGGCGCGGGAGACTCGGATTGAGAAGGTACGCCTTGAGCGGCAGCGGGAAGCGGTATTGAAGCGCCTGCCGGAACTTGTGCAAGACCCGGACGAACTGGAAACGCTAACCACCCTCGCCGAAAACTCAGACGACCCGACCACGATACTAAAATCCGCACGGGATTTGACGAAGGATTCCACCTATGTTCGCAATGCGGATGGTCGCGTAAAGGTGTTCGACAAGAAATCTCACAAGGAAGTTGCCGACCTTGGAGCCGCACCGGGCGGTCAGAAATTCTCTGTCACCACCCCGGACGGAACCACGGTTGAGTTTGGTGACGTTGCGCCTGATTCCCGGATTGCCAAGGCCTTCGAGGATGTAGAGCAGACCAGAACTTCCGGGGATCAGATGGTCGCCATGATCGGAGAAATGCGCGATCTCGTGAGCCAGCCGCAATTTGCGGGCGGAACGGTTGGGGACATTATCTCGGGTGGCAATAGCCTGATGAACCAGATCGGCAATGTGGTCGGGCTGGACCGTGCGCTAGACCCGAACGGTGTTGTTTCCAATGACTTCATTGACCCCAACAGTAGCGGGGCCAAGCGACTTCGTGAAGCGGCCATCAACGGCGACCGACTTTCGGCCTTGCAGTTGCAGGCCGCATACGTCATGTCCAAATCTCTCGACCCGGGTGGGCGAATTTCGGATGCAGATGTAAAGGCGGCGAAACAGATGTTCGGGGTTGGCGGCGATCCTAAGTCCAGGCTTGCCGTGTTGGATGACCTTGAAAAGCGGGTAAAGAAGAACGTCGATATTTTCGTCACCGGGAAACAACGACTATTCCCGAATGACCAGCGATTCAACAACTTCAAGTATGGCGATGAGCCAAAGAAGGGGGAAGAATCCGCCATCGAATTCGATGGGATGACGATTGATGATTTGATGGACTTTGACCAAAGCCAGCTAAGTTCTTCGCAAAAAGAAGCCTACTCGGAGGCGTTACGCCGTGCCCTCAGCAATTGATGACGAAATTCTTGATCTCAAGATCAAGTTGCAGAAGCAGCAGCTAGCGCAAAAATTAACCCAGTCTACCGCCGCTCCTGCAAGGGTAGACCCCACCCTTGCCACTCGGGATGCTCGGGCTGCGGTCAATTATGCCGCCCAGCAAAAACAGGAACAGGAGTTGATTGCTTCCGGCGTGGATATTCGCTCTGGTGCGCCTGTAGGCCGTTTTGGCGTCGGGTTTGCTGCCAACGAGGATTCCGCCAAGCAGTACCTGCAATCCACCCTCACAGAGCATTTCAAGGACTCCTTGCAGGAAGGCCAGCGGGTGAATATCCGCACCGGGCCTAAGTCAAAGCAAATCGAGTTCATGAACCCGAAAACAAAGCAGTGGACCACGTTTGACGAGTCCGGTCTTACGATGCGGGATATTCAGGACATGGCAGGCCCGGCATTGCCGTTCATCGGTGAGGTGGTCGGGGCTATTGCCGGCGGAACCTCTGGGGTTGCTAGCGGCCCTGGAGCAATTGCAATGGCTGCCGGAGGGGCTTTGGCTGGCGGCACTGCCGGGGAATCGGGTCGCCTGGCCATTGGCAAGGCAATGGGCGTCAACCCCGATATTTCCGGGGAGGACATTCTTGAGCAGGGGGTAGGAGAGGGCGCGAGGGCTGCTGCTGGCGAGGTCATTGGCGAAGGCGTATTCCGTGGTGGACGCTACTTGTTGGGCAAGCGGACGCCGTTTAACGTGGACCAGGCGCAAGCCCTTGTGCGTGAATCCCAATCCTCCCAGGAAGTCATAGACGAGATCAATGACCGGGTTCGCGGGGAATTCAATCCGACCCTTGGGCAGCGTACCGGGAATCAGGCCGTACTTGACCGTGAAGCCTCTCTGCGTGGCGGGGTGGATCTTGTGGATACGGATGAAGTATTCCGCAAGATCGAGGTAGGCAATCGAGGCGAGTTGGAGAAGTTCTTTGAGGTCATTTCTCCAGAAGGACAGGCCGGGAAAGTAACCACCGGGAAGGGCGTAAAGTCTCAGTTCGCACAGAGCGAGCGCGAAGGTCTGGATCAGGCCCGGCAGGTGGATCAAAGCACCAGAGAGCTTATTTCGGTCGAAGCAGAAGACATCCGCAGACTGGACGCCCCTCTTGCGGGTAAGGATATTCGGGAAGGGCTTGAGTCCCTTCGGGCCAATGCGGAGGAACTGGAAACCTCGCTCTGGAGCGATGTAAAAGAACGGGCTGGATTCAACTCTGAAACTGCGTCCAGCAGCGTCAAGATCCCGCGTGGCGGTGATTTGGACTCCACGGTACGCACCCTATCGACCGAGGCCAAGAAAGCCCTCTCAGAAGGCGAGGCGCGTGGCAAAAGCTCTCTGATTTCCAGGCTTGTACAGAAAGACGAAGATACCATTAAGATTTTAGATCACAACGGAAAGGTGTTATCGGAAATCTCTACTTCTGGCCGGGACATCGACCTTGTACAGATGAATAGCACCATAAGCCAGTTGCGCCGCCAGATTCGGGTGTCCTCGAAAGGGCTTAACGCCGATGACCCGTCTGTAGGCGACGCAAAACGACTGCTGAAATCCCTCGTGACAACCCGCAATGAACACCTCAGCAAGACCAATCCCGAGCTGCTGGCGGCAATCCAAGACGCCGAACATGCCACAAGAACGACAAACCGTATCTTTACCAGAGGGGTGTCCTCCAAGTTTCTCCGGGAAACAGATGATGGGGACTTCGTTATTGATAATGCCGGTGTGTTCAACCAGATATTCGTCAGGAATAACGCACAGGCCGCACACGAACTGGCTTCCGTACTGAACGCGAACCCGCAGGCAATCCAAAAGACCAGGGAGCATATCTTTTCCCTGTACAAGAAATCGGTCTTTCAGGATGGGGTGCCAGATCCCAAGCTGCATAGAAAATTCATGGATGAATTTGAGGACGTGATTGCCCCATTTTTCCGCAAAGGGGACATGGACCGAGTGAAGAAGTTTGGCCGTTTTGGGGACATTGTTCAGCGTCGCGCCAAGGAGATGGAGGACTTGGAGAAGGCGTTCAATTCCCGCCTGCCAGGCAAGATCAAGAAACTGAATTCAGAATCTATCGTGGATTCTGTTTTTGGCAGAGGCAAGACGGAAGGCGGTGCGGCAACCTTAAACCTGGAGGACGTGAAGAAACTCCGCAGGACTCTGGAGGTAGGGCCAGAAGGGCTGCTTGATGATACCCAGCGGGTATTCCGGGATGAAATCTCAAGGAGAATCCGCACGGATGGTGTTCTGGATTCCAAAAAGCTGGGCGCATTGCTGGATGATTTCGGCGACAAGGTATCGGTCCTTGGCGGCCCTCAATATCGTGCAGACCTGAAAAAGCTCCATGCCGCATTGAAGATGGTGGACAGCCGTGGCGTCAAGGTCACAAAAGGCGAAGAACCTGCATTGATCCAGTTCCTGAGATCTTCTGTGCTTCGTCCTTTGAGTAGGGCGCAACGCCGCATTACGTTCGGCTCAAAACTTAATCTGTCTCACAGGGAATCGGCGCTTCTGGAGGCCGTTACCGATCCAGACAAACTCCACGCACTCACCATCAACATGAACAAGAAGATCGGCGCAAAGAATGTTGCCGGGATTCTTGGAATGCTTGAACTGACGGATAGCGCAGAGCCATTAATCGAAGGCAATCTTTTGGATAAGGATCAATAGCATGGGCCAAAAATATTCGACTACCGCGATCACAGGATATAACTCGTCCCCACCTTCTGACGATGGATCTTCCACCGAAGCGAACAAGGTTAAGTGGTCCACGATCAAGACAAAGCTACCTGATCCGCTCAAGACCGCAATTGAATCCATCAACACCAAACTGTTGGAGGCGCTCGATACGTCTGCCGTATCGAAAACCGCTTCAACGGTAAGTGTAGGGGCTTCAGACAACGGGAAGCTGCTGGTATTCGATACTTCATCGAATGCGATTACCGCGAACCTTGCTGCGGCTGCGACACTTGGAGACGGATGGATTTGTGCTTTCGTTCTGTCTGATGCGACGAATGCCCTGACCATTGATCCAAATGGTAGTGAGACAATAAATGGAGAATCAACCCACACAGTAACCACTGCATATTACTTTGTAGAACTAAGATGTGACGGGACTAAAATATTTATTTCTGATGTTATTGATGTTCTCGGAACGGCAGCCGTCGCGGACATTATCGGCACAGTATCCGAATCAAGCGGAACGCCTACTGGCTCAATCATTGAGCGAGGCAGCAACGCCAATGGTGAGTTTGTAAAGTTTGCAGATGGAACATTAATTTGCACCAGAGTGGATACCTTTGACGCAACATCCACAAGCTCTGTTACCTATGATTTCCCGAGCACTTTTGAAGGGACACATGTAGCCGTCAGTTTTGGCGGCGCTAATGGCACTCTTTCATACGCAGCAGATTCTTCCTTGATTTCTGTTCAAAGGCTTGCAAGCAGTTGGCGGCTTAGAAGGCCGGAGGCCGGATCAAACGCTAGTTTGGCTGTGACTCTCTTTGCAATAGGCCGATGGTTCTGACGATGCTCCAGTCCTTGTTGATCGTTCTATTCATGGGGGCCGCAGACCGGGTTCGCGGGGACGCCTACCATCTCCTGTTCAGCCGGTTCTCTGACAAGTTCGCCTATGGCTGGCTTGTGGCGGCTCTCATGGGGCATCCGTGGGATATCTATACCGCTCCCACCATCGCAGCTATGGCCATCGGCAGCAGCTTTGGCTGGGGCGGCGCGATTGGTTCAGGACTGTATGGCCTACCGCTTCTGGACCAGCGCCCAGCCTGGTGGCAAGTAGGGCCTCTGCGGCACAACACCTGGCTTGCGTTGACGGTTCGGGGTGCTTTGTGGGGTGCTTGTTTCCTCCCCATTGCTTGGTTCGATCCGAGATTCCTGGCTCCTGCAATCGGGTTCACGGTCGCGTTTCCTCTTGCGGTTTTGCTTGCTCGTGGGTCTGGTGAGCCTTGGGAGAACCAGGAGCTTTTGCGAGGCTGGATTGCCGGTGCGCTCACGCTGGCTTTACTGAGCCAATACTAGGAGAAAGGAGTGGATATGCCGTGGAGAAATCCGGAGTTTTTGCAGTGGATACCGTTTGTTGGGTTGGCGGTGAAGTCTCCAGGCGCACAGCATCCATTGGTTATCCGATTACTGGAGGCCGCCATTATCGGGGCGGTGGTCACATGGGGGACAGTTCAGGTGTTGAGTAACGACATCCGGTGGATACGGGATTCCATCTCACAGCAGAACCAGCGGATTGACCGGCTGGAGAATCACCTATTGGCCCCGAGACGTGCGCCATAGGTATCACATGGGCTGCGGGGAACCGCTGAGGAGTTGGATCATGAGTGATTCAGGCTGGGAATTCTTCACCCGAGCAGAACTTCAGTGCAAGTGCGGCTGCGGCATGATGGCGATGGACAATGATCTCATGCGCCGGATTGTCGCCATGCGCCGGGATCTCGGCTTTCCGTTCCGGGTTTCATCTGCCTACCGCTGCCACGTCCACAACCAGAACGTATCCAGCACCGGCCCGGAAGGACCGCATACCACCGGCAAGGCCATCGACATCCTGGTGAGCGGCCACCAAGCCCATGCGCTGGTGGAGTGCGCCTACCGTCACGGCATCCTGGGCATCGGGGTGTCGCAGAAAGGGCCGCACGAGTCCCGGTTTATCCACCTCGACACCGTCACCAATGGGCCTCGCCCATGGCTCTGGACATATTGATGGACGCCAAGTATCGCTCCCGCAAGTTCGGCGTGACCATCCTGTGCATCGGGATCGCCTCGGTGATGGGGTATCACGGCGTACTGACGCAGGAACTGTCCAACGTCCTGCTGGCGGCTATGGCGTCCTATAACCTCGCCAATGCCTGGGCGGCACCCAAGTGAACCCTAAGCTCATCGCCTACGGTATCGCCGCTCTGATGGGCGCTGGGGCGGTTTCGGGTATCTGGTGGCACGGGAACAGCCACGGAAAGAGGGCGGCTGAGAACGCCTATCAGGAGGCCGTAGAGCAGGCCAGGAAGGAAGCCACCACCATCGAGCGACAGCGGCAGGAGGGCGTGAACCGTGCGCTACAGGACCAATACGATGAAGTATCCAGCATTAACGCTAGTCTCGCTGCTGACCTTGACCGGCTGCGCCAGCGTCCAGACCGTCCCAGTGTGCCCCGAGATCCCGGAACTGAGTGCCAGGGTGCCACTGGGGCCGAGCTTTCAGGACCAGATGCGGCATTTCTTGCAAGGCTCTCTGCCAGAGCCGACGAACTCCGAGCGGCCCTGAAGTCCTGCTATATCTACGCTGACACATTGCAACACCACGCACGGAAGCGTGATGGGACTGCCGAGTAACTGCATCCTGTGGGCTGCCTGGCGGCTCCTGCGCAACGAGGGGACCACCTACGGCTGGGAATGGACGAAGTGGAATCGCTACCCCTGGATAAAGTGGCCCCATGTCTGGTGGATTGACCGTGACGGGGTGGCCTGGGAATACACCACCCGAGGGCCGAAGGTGAAGCGGTTGTTCCCGCCTCCGCTATTCTTCGGTGTGGCCAGGAGGCGGTAGCTGCCCATATAGACGAAATTATAAGTGCTGTGTATGTCCATCCAGACGGATCTTCTCCTTTCAGCCGCGCCATCACAAAACTGAATAGGCCGATCGAAAGCCACGCTATAGCTAGAAAAAGATGTCTATTCATCGCCCTTCACCTCCCTAGAACTCTCGCTGGTAGTATTCACTGATCAACCCTTCAAATTGTTTATCGGGTGTTTGCATCCCTTCGCCACTCTCATGGGCTATCCAAAAGCCGCCATTATCCTGCGCGATAACGGTGTATTCTCCGACGCAGAGGGACTTGTTGTGGTCCTTCTCCAGTTCCGCCACACGCTCCCTGTTCCTGATGATCCATTCCTTCGCAAAGGCGAAACATTCCGTAGCACTTCCCATCATTCCGCCGAGCCATGCAGGGCTTGCGTCGGCGTAGATCAGTTCCCGGATTTCTGCGGCTTGTGTCCGGTAGCCTTCGACCTTCTCCCGCAGCCTCCGGTTCTCCGCTTCGAGGGCGGCGATCTCGTCGGCCACATCCTCCATAGCTGCGGCAGCACCCTCATGCCCTCGCATGGTGATAAATTCACCACCCCGCACCCGCTCACTCAGCGGCTTGTCCTCGCTCATTGCATAATCGCTGGGTACTCCTGCGGTTATGCGGCCTTCCCCGCCGGTTTCTTCGTCGGCAAGAATCAGTTTCCTTAGTTTTTCTTTATCTAATGGCATCTTCACTACCCCTCTCGCACAGGCTTAACCGTGGCGTAGCCGATAATTCCTATTGGATCGCGGTCCATGGTCTTGCTCCAGAAGGTTGGTACCCCGCCTCTACCTACAACAAGCCACTCCCCTTCCGGCAGCCTTTCCCCCTCCGCCAGCGGGCGGAACTGGAGGACCGTGGTGTCGCGGAGTTTGCGGATCACTCTTTTGAGCGAGCTGCCTGGGGTTTCCTGTGGCACGTCTTTTAATCGAGAAATCCGCCATTGACTGGCGATCACGTCATCTTCAGACATGTACTCAACCAATTCATCCGGCCAGAATTCCTCCGGCTCCGGCTTCGCCTCGGCCTTGAGGCGGGCAAGTTCCTCTCGTAGTGCTTCCACCTCTTTTTCCATTTCGCGAACTTTAATGCAAGCCCGATCAAACGGATCAGCACTTTGCTCCAGCAGTTGACTAGCTTTTTCGCTCATCGCTTTCCTCTCCTGTTAGGGTGGGGCCGCAGCCCCATAAACTTTACTCGGTTGGCGGGTTAGTCAGCGTCTTTCACATCCTGCAAAAAGTCCCGCGCATGCTGGCCAATCAGCCTCATGCTGGCTTCGTGTCGATCAGCGTCAGGCTCTGCCTTACTGATTTCACCCAAAAGCATGTCCACCAGATCGGTCAATGCCTGCATATTTTTCAGGCGAACTGCGTCTGTCCCGCTTTCGCCAACAGGCTGCACAGGACCAACCAGCTTCATCACGACTTCATGTAATTCCATATCTTCCCCTTCTCGCCGTCAGTCGTTTTCCAGTATTCCTTCCAGCACATCAACCGCAATCCCGGTTGCTTCGCTGATCGCGTATACCGTTAGTCCTGCATCTACAAGTTTTGCCAACTGTCTCTTGCTCGGGGCCTCGCCCTCCAGCAGATCTCCGGCAATATCAAGTACGTTTTCAACAGTGTCAGTAAAAAATCCAAACATCATCCTCTCCTCTCGCCGTCAGGCGGTTACTTGCTCCCGCGTCAGCCATGAAATCCCTTCGGTCCACTCAGCCATGCCTCTTGAAAATCCGGCTCTGGCGCATCGGACAGCTTCATGTGCTTGCCCTCGAAGTCTGTCCAGTTCATATTGTTCACGGCCCAGTCCTGAATCTCGTAGTCGTCGGCCTCGAACATAGGGATAGTGTCCTCCGATAAGCTCCGCTCAACGTCACCACCGAACTCGCTGGCGTAGTGCTCGGCGCGGTTCCTTGCAATCATCTCCACCGGAACGCCCCACTTGGAACCGTCCGGCATCTCCACGGTCATGTACTTGTGCATTCCATCCTCCAATCGCTTCTAAAACCACATTCCAGCCATTTCAGCCACTTCATCCGGGTGTTCGTCCCGCCACGGCTGCCAGCTTTCATGCGTGAGCTTATGCCGCACCCAGTCAGGGTGATCCGGCTTAGGTGCGAAGGGAGGGTTGCCGCGCAAGCACCGCGAGCATAGTTGGTGGTGAAGCTCAGTCATGTGCTGGTGGTCGGTGCAGAAGTACAGCCCGCATCCTCGCTCACCACCATACGGCTCTGAATCGCAACACACATAACTCAACCCACGGTCGATTTTGTTTGTGCATCCAGGGTGGTCACAGTACGCCGGGACGCCGTAGCCAATATCCCGATTCCACTTGTCATCGTATCCAATGCTCCAGCCCATCATTTTCCCCTTCTAAAACTACTTTCACGTTCGTTGGAATTCATGCACTTAACTCCTGTTACCGACCCATTCACTTTTAGAATCGCGTTTAACGCATTTACTTTTGAATCATGTGCATAGGCTACATGCGCCGCCTGCATGGTTGTCAGGTGTCATCGAATCGGCCCAGCGCAATTTCAGCGCACTGCCGATATGCCCATCATTGGACTGGCGTGGTAAATCAATGGAATAGGAGGTGCGCCCGCAGTGCGTTGGCGGGCTGATTTTGTGCTGCGGAATTGAGGTAACGTGCTGATTTGTATTGGTGGAGCGGAGGAGGATCGAACTCCCGACCTTCGCATTGCGAACGCGATTGCACGCCTTAACTATCAACATGTTACGAAACTCCATCGCTCTGACATCGCAGTATTGTATTCCATTCAGGAGAATTTTGCTCCATTCTCCGCACACTATGGCGTACATCCGAAAGCTCAATTCAGGCCGCTGGCAGGTCTCCATCCGCAAGAAGGGACTCAAGCCAATTTCGAAAACCTTTCGCACCAAGGCGGCAGCAGAGTCGTGGTGCAGAGAGCGGGAATCAGAGATCGACCGGGACGGGGCCGTTACCGATTCGGACATGACCATTGCCCAGCTGCTGGACCGATACGAGCGCGAGGTGACAGCCAGGAAGAAGGGCAAGGCGAAGGAGGAATACCGTATCGCCATGCTGAAAGCCGCTCTCGGGGCGCACAAGGTCACGTCCCTGACTGCCGGGCATGTGGCCACCTTCTTCACGGATCGGCTGGCGTCGGTCTCCTCCGACACGGTGAGGCGCGATGTAGCGGTACTGTCTGCCGTGCTGGAAACCGCCCTGGTGCTGCGCTGGGTGCCGCTGCGGGTCAACGTAGCCCGGGAAGCCACCACCTCCCTGACGCGCTCCAGGACGCTGAAAGCCCCCACCAGGCGGGTACGCCGGATCAGCTTCGAGGAAATGGAGCGGCTGCTGTGGGAACTGAAACCGCCCATGTGCGTACTGGTCTGCTTCGCCCTGGAAACGGCCATGCGGCGCGGGGAACTGGCCAAGATGCGATGGGAACACATCAAGGGGCATTCGCTCCTGATCCCGGACGACAAGACGGGCAAGTCAGCCACCATTCCGCTGTCCTCCGCTGCCGTACATATCCTCAAATCCATAGACGGTGACAGAGACGGCCTGGTGTTCGGGATCAAACCGGACTCTATAACCCAGGCATTCGACCGTGCCTGTGAGCGGGCGGGGGTTTGCAATCTTCGCGTCCACGATCTGCGGCATGAGGCCACCAGCCGCCTGTTCGAGCGCGGGCTGGCGATCGAGGAGGTTGCGACCATCACCCGGCACAGCGATTGGAGGTCGCTGAAGATCTACACCCATCCGTCCCATGCTCATATTCGCTCCAAGCTAGGCTGATTCACGCTGTTTGTCCCACCAGTCCGCCACATCCCGGACATCGGCCACCCTGGACCGGCCTTTCTTGGCGGTCCTGATCGGGAACCGTTCGGCGGATATGGCGTTGAGAATGGATTTCTCGCCCATCCGCATGAAGTCGGACAGATCCTTGACATCCATGTCGAGCTTTCCATATCGGTTCATCAGCATTTGTAGTGTGTTCATACTACCCGCTCCCGGCAGGTGATCCGCTCTATCTCGGTGGCTGTGAGGAAGTCTAATGTCATAGCGTTTCTACCTCAGTCTCCGTCGTAACATCCGCACGGCATTTCTGGTGCGAAATCGTAGGAATCTTCGAACATATCTCCGGTCGCCAGCAGGGCATCCCAGGAGAAGGTGCGGCCAAGTCCGGCTATATGTGTAAGCTCTGCCCCGGCCTCCATCTTTAATGCTCTGGCCGCAAGGTCTGGATACTGAACCGCCATTTCCCGGATCTCGCTCTTTTTCGAGTTCGGGCAGAAGAAGCAGGACGATTTACCAGGGAGCGGAAGTCCAGCCCGTTCAATGGCTGCAATGCAGTCGCCCCGGTCCCAGTCCCACTCGATCAGCGGGTAGCGGTTTCCCTCGATCTCTTTGGCTCTCTGTGGCTCTCCAGCATCGAATCCGATCAGCTTGGCCCCAATTGTTAAGCTGTTTTCCTTGATGTAATTATTTTGCGGCCTGATTTTCCACCGATCCGAGCATGACTTGAACCCGTATGCCACGCCGGGCAGCGCGCCTCTGGTGAGGCAGTCTTGTTCAAGCGATATTTCTTGCTCTACCGTGACGACTCTCGGCATTCCATTCTGCTCTAGCCAATCCGAAAACAGGTCAACATACGCATACGTGTGCGGCTTCTCCCCGCCAGTATCGGCGAACAGGATCAGGTCAACCTTTATCCCCTTCTCGGCGCACCCGATCAGCATGGCGGTTGAATTTGTCCCGCCGCCGTATGAGGCAATCACAAGGCCGTCGCTGCGGCTCTCAGGGGTGAGGAAGTCCAGGGTCATGCCGTTAACCTCATTTCATCCGGGTCCGTGAATATGTACCCCATCCGCGCAGAGTCCATCCGGTACTCGGTCATAGCTTCGGACATCTGCGATACGGTCAAATCCCCGCTGTGAATCGCTTTCACAAGCCCTGCAATTGCCTGCCTATCTCCCCGCACCAACTCCCATACCCGCTTCAATTGGCCGTCCTCGTCGTCTCTCAGTAGGATCGGGAGGACGTGCCTGTATTTGAAAACATTGTGGCTGTGCTCCTTGGTCTCGCCAGCCTGTATTGCTCGTTCTGCGTGCCAGAGCCAAAGGGTACGGTTCTGCTCCAGGCTCCGGTCCTCTTTGTACTCGCGCACAATGACTTCCCAGGTTACGGACCTGTCGCGCTCGGACAGGAACCGCATCAGGCTCTGCTGATCCCGGCCTAGCAGGAAGGTTTCTTTTATGCGCTTTTTCGACATAGTTCCTTCGCCCTCTCCAGCAGCCATTCCTCAGCCCCATACGCCGCTTCAAATGCCCGCCTTCCGTCTCCGTGTCGGCTCACCCATGCGCCAGTGTTGCTCTTGTACTGGTGGTGACGGCTGCAAAGCGGAATCGTCAGGAAGTGCGCCCCCGGCTTCGTCTTACCGTCAATGTGGTGGATAGCAGGGGGCGTCCATACCCCCATGTGCAATATGCACACGATGCAGCCCACTTGCGCCATAGCGTCCATGTGCGCCTGCTCTGCCTTGGTTGGGGCGCGGCCTTTCATCAGAACGGAATGTCGTCGTCAAACTCGTTGGCAGGCTTGGCTGGGGCGCTGCTTTCCTTCCGGTCATCGTCCGAGAAGATGGAACACATCACCATGTCACCCTTGCCGCCCTTCTGGCCTTTGGCCGCATTCAATACCCGCTGCTGGATCAGTACCCCGGCAAGGTTCACCGATGGATTCAGCAAGCAATACTCGCCGTTCTCACTGGTCAGGATCACGCCAAGATCCACATACTTGCCCTTGGTCTTGCCGTCTTTTTCGTACTCGCCTACCTTGATTGCTAAACGCTTCATGCTGCTTCTCCATTCATCATTGATTTCATTGCACTACGCTGCTTTGAGTCGAACATAGACCAGAGCTGTACCTTTTCGTCCGTATCCCATTCTTCCCATACCTCCTTCAGCCCCAGTTCATCACCGTTTGACAGGTGCTCAATGGACTGCTCATATACCGCCTTCTTCTGTGCAGACGGGATACGCTTCCACCCACCAGGGGTTGCCCATGTCGGCAGGCTGGGCGGGCTTTTCAGCTTGTAGCTTTTCCCGCTCGGGACAATCTCCACCCATTCATTCGGCAGGGCGTACAGGTATCGGGCTATTCCGAACATGACCGCAGCTCGCTTGAAGGCGTCAGAGTATTGGCCCTTTTCAGCCTCCACGTCCGTTACACCGGCCCCGTTGGACTTCCATACCCATTCCCCGTTGATCCGAATACCCAACTCACAGCATCCGGGGAAGGGGTAGCGGCATTGCCAGCCATCAGGCTCGACTACAAAATCCAGCCTATCCATTACGTCCCGAGCGTCGATATAGGCCAGGCCAATCCCCTTGGTCTTGTCCTTGTTCGTCGCTCCCACTCTCCAGTGAATCGCGTTCTCTGGAAACGGTTTCGCTAGTTCGTCCCATAAGTTCATCGCAATACTCCTGCCAGTTTTGATCTGCGTCCTGGTGTTCCCACCATCGCCTGTCGATTTCATATTCAAACCGTTCCTGACTCATAATCCGCTTCCTCTGGATCGGGCATGCTCTCCCAGCAATCCCGGCAAATGCTCTCCATGGCTGGGCCGTCGAACATTTCAACGAAGTCGGTATCCACCACCCTTTCGCATTGATCGCATAACATAATGCTCATCTTGATACCTCCACATGTACCGGCAGCGGATCACAGCCATAAACACACCTGGCATGCATCTCTGCCGCATTAAGCCTATGATCTATGTAGAAGCCGGATAGCCAGAGCGTGACGATCAGGAATGCCAGGAACAGGGCGGCTCCTAGAATGTCGCGGGTCATTTCACCACCACTTCATGCAGGGTTTCGCGCCATCGTGGGTTTTTGCGGTCACTGCACCCAATCTTGGTAATTCTTCCGTCTGAACTCCAGTGTCTCCATTTGTCGAATAGTTCCGGTTCATTCTGATGGGCATACCACTCCCCATCCTCATCCTGCGCCACCCAGCGCACCCAGTCCGGCACTTCCGTTTCAATGATCAGCGTCATTTCCTCGCCTCCAGCATTGCGTCGGCGTAGTCGTAAGCCGCTTTTGCTGCAATAGCCGGTGCGAGGTTCAGACCGACCGGAACCAGCAAGGACTGCATGGCCTTCGCGGCGAAGTAGTCGCGCATGGACGCCCCTTCTGCCGGATATGGGTAGCCGCCAGCACTGCCACCGCCCGGGTGGTCGATTGGTGGCATGTTAGGGAACGCTGGCCCGCCGTTGTCTTTCGTGTCGCTCATGGAATTACCCTCCCAACCTGAATCTGACTAAACCGAGTCTCCAACGCCTTCCACGCGTACCCGGCCAGCACGGCCACGCATACGATCAGGATTACCATTGCGTGTCGGTGGGTCATACCAGCCTCCTGAATATCGCGTCCCAAGTCGAAAACCACTCCTGCGCGAAGAATGTCCCTTCGTCCACCCGACCATGCCGGAAGCTACGCAGAGCGCGCTGGCGCATGTTGTTGGCTACGCGGGTCCAGTGCTTTGTGCTCATTCGTCCAGCCCCTCACGAATCGCGTACTCGGCATCCGACTCACTCGGCTCCAACCGAGACTTCACCAGCTCGCACAGCAGCCGTCCGACCTCGCACCGATCCACGACTACTGCGGTCATGTGCTGGTGAATGGCCTGCGCTATTCCGTCTGCCCGGTCGCCCCATTCGCTGACCTCAAACGCCTCAACGAATTGGCTGTAGTCGTGCAGGCGGTTGAACAGCATCTCTGATTGCTTCGCGTGGATCTCGTGTTCCATGGGTGCCTCCCGTTCTAGCCGGTCCTGTTCGTATTCGTACTGGCGGAGAGCGGCGGTGTTGCCGCATAGGTTGCGTTCGGCGGTCATTTCATTCCTCCCCTAACCAGCGGAGGCGGGCCAAATCTTCGAGAAGCGCGGCATCTGGATACGGCTGCCCTTCCCATCCCGCCACGAATCTGCGCACCCCTCCGAGCCTGATGTAAACCCCTTCCCACCCACCGAAATCATCAGGGCGCTGCCAGTAATTCACGGCGTCTATTTCCAGCGAGTCGATCATGTCTTGCTGAGTTATCATGACTGCGCCTCCGCTTTGTATTCATCAGTTTCGTGCCAGCATTCTTGGCACAAGGGTCCGTCCCCGGCCTCCGTGTAAATCGAGTCGTCCTCGCAACGCTCAGTGGGCTGGTCACACTCGCAGCACAATTGCCGTGTTCCTGGGTAATGAGTAGCGTTCCATCGCTCGTGTTCGTCTTGGTCCATGGCGTGCCTGTATCCGTTTGGCCATGTGTTCATGGCTGAACCCTCCGAAAGCTGTTCAACGCACCCCGAGGGGCGCCGCCGATGCTGTACAGCGGATGGATTTCCCGTTCAGCCAACCCGGCCTCTACCAAGTCCGTGAGGATGTCAAAGGGGTAGTCGTAGCCAGTTACCACTTCGATGGGGTCACGAAGATCGGCGTACTGGGTGAACTCACCAGGCAGCAGAGCAAGGGCCTTCTGGTGAAGGTCGCTGGTTGCGATGTATTCCTGAAGATCGGTGGTCATGACTGCGCCACCTTGGCCGCATGCAGCCGCGCAGCCGCAATGATCAGGGCCTTGTTCTCCGTCCAAAACGCCAGTGCCCGCCAATCCATTGCGCCGATTGCCTTATCGGTAAATGCGTCCCATTTGTCGGTTGAGTGCATCTCGCAGCCGATTTTGATTGCGTCATCGACGATCAGCACATCCCAATACAGGCCGAGCATTTGTAGCGGCGGGATGGATATTGCGTAGTCTCCGTATTTGGCACCGCGCAGGTCGGCACCGCCCAGGTCGGCATCGCGCAGGTCGGCACCGCGCAGGTCGGCATCGCGCAGGTCGGCACCGCCCAGGTCGGCATCGCGCAGGTCGGCACCGCCCAGGTCGGCATCGCGCAGGTCGGCACCGCGCAGGTCGGCACCGCGCAGGTCGGCATCGCCCAGGTCGGCATCGCGCAGGTTGGCACCGCCCAGGTCGGCACCGCGCAGGTCGGCACCGCCCAGGTCGGCATCGCGCAGGTCGGCATCGCCCAGGTCGGCATCGCGCAGGTCGGCAACGCCCAGGTCGGCATCGCGCAGGTCGGCATCGCCCAGGTCGGCATC